ATTCTGCTATAGATAGTGTAAAGTTCAACTAATTCTGATTTACTCATGATTTCGATTTTTAGTAGGATATCTTTCGAATACCTTTTTGTTTTGGTTTTAATAAAAAATACATTCCCATGATTAGCATATCCAAGTAATCCGGTGAATTACCTAAGATTGCTTTCATTTCCTCTTTGGATATAATGCGTTTCTTCTGAGTATCATCTAGTCCGGAAACTTCCTTTAGAACTGCTAACTCCTCTTTTATTCGCTCTTCTTGCTCCTTTGTACAAATGATCCTGATTTCACGTTTATTAATCACATCAGCAAGTTTATAAGCGCATTCGGATTTTAAGTTTGCATACTTTGTTGAGTTGATAGCAGTTCCACCATTATGAAACTCTTTTATACCCTCAATATAACTTTCAAGAAAAGAACCTAATCCGTCACTATCTGCAACTGTTCTACTTCTTCCAACTCCATCTGATGCCATTAGTGATTTTAAATCAGTTTCAATCATCTTTCCAGGAGAGTAAGGCTTATCAATTGCAACCCTACAAACTAAACCTCTCCAAGATCCAGCAACAAATCTATCGCGACCTTTCATCGCTAAATCAGCACTTATACTTCTATCGCCACCTACTTTTACATGTTCATTCGTGAAGCAATCGCATATCGCATCGTAATCAACCAACAGTGTAGGATCATCGTCAAACTCCCAGTTTCCATACAGCAATCGCTCTTTCTGATTTTTTGAAAGCGTTCTTTCTAGATTTAGCAAATACCCTTCAGGAAGTTGTTTATTATCTTGTGGTAATGCCTGAACAAACCGCTTCCAGTTTTCCAGTTTTCCGTCTTTATGCTTTTTATAATAATCAGAATAAAGAAAGTTTTTTGCCGGATTACAGGTGATTAGTAATTTTGGAGTTAGATTATAGACATCATTCTTCCATCGGCCAATGCTTGCCTGGAGATTACTTTTCGCCTCGATATTAAACTCGCCTCCCTCTTCAATCATACCACGAGTCATTTGCATTGATCCAAATCTTTGATACATTGGATCAGTTGGCTTATACGCTGCATCAAGCAAGTAGACTCGACTTTTATTGTATAGCTGGAAGTAGTTATCATTACCTTGATACTTGAAGTATTTTTGCGACAACTTCCAATCCTCAAATACTTCATGGATAGACGGAATTGTATATTTCCTTAAATCAATCAGCTGTCTACGAGAAATAAAATAGAATGTTTCAGGATAAGTAAGAGCATCGCTGAATATCAAAGAGCAACCTAAATATGTTTTTCCTGAACCTTTTGATCCTCCATAAGCAATATCTGTTACTGAGTCATCGGTCCACAGTTTGCAAACTTCCTTTTGCTTTTCATTTCCGTATGTGTTGAATGTAATTTCCATTACAATACTTTCATTCCTGTTATCTGCTCTAGTTTTATCGGATCTCCATCCTTTCCGGTGAGTTCTTGACGCTCTGCAAGTCCCAGCTTACTCATCGTCAATCTGGAATTGAATGCTCCTGACATTCCACCCTCGAAATGTTGAGCGTCGATGATTTGTCTTACACGTAAGCAGACGTCCCAATACGTTTCGTACTCAGACTCCTTAGAATATCTTTCAAATGTTGATTTGCTAATATCTAGGTAGTTGCATAGTGCCTCAATGGAGTATGCTCTTTGTTGTGGAATCTTTACTACCTGACTTGTGAAGTTCTCAATACTTCCATACTTGCGTTTTGAATAATCTTTTGGTAGTTTTTGAGGTTGTCTTGGCTGTTCTATCAGCATCCATGGGTTTTCATTTACCCATTCAAAATACTCACATGATACTTTCCAAAGCTTTTCGGGTGAATAGCTTTTTGGCTTTACTGGGTTTCCCCACATCTTGTGTCCTTTAGGTGCTGCACACATATCAAACATATTTTAATGTTGTATAATTTGGATTTTGTCCATTCAACATTGACTTTAATGTTGAATATTTTATTCCATAATTTCCTATTCTAATCACTTGAGTTACTGAATCAAATATTTTACCAGTATTAGTGTCTTTCACTTTCTTTGAGAATCCATTTTTTGATTCAACATTGATAACTGGCTTTTTTAATCCAATCGAATATGCATGCTTTAAATTATATGATTGAGTACACCACTCTAAATTTGTTACCGAGTTATTTAATTTATCCCCATCTTTATGGTTCACAACATTTAATTCATTTTCATTTGGGATAAAGTATAAAGCAACGAGCCTGTGTATTTTTACAGATTTCCCTTTTAGATTTACAAATGCATACCCCTCTGTATTTACACCTCTTTTAAGTATCTTCCCGCTTTTGTCATTTATTACATTGCCGAAATCTGATATTTTATAATTCGTCCCTTTGATTTGTTTAAAGTCTTCTTTAGGTGCTGGCATAGTCAATGAGTTTGCAAGTTTATTTGTATTATTCCTTACAAATGTAGAAACTTTATTTCGTATAAAAATGGATATAATTGATTGATATTTAGCTTTTTATTCGTTTAGTATTACAATTGTAATTCACTTTGTTTTCTTTTATTTTGCTTAATCATCTGATATCTAGATTTTTTGCATTTACATTTATTTCATTAATTCTTCACAAAGTTTCACGAAAACTTTTTTCAATAAACATCAAAAAAAATACACCTTTGATTTCTCATTGGTGTATTCATAACCCTAGGAAAGATATTCTACATCGCTAACTAAAGCGACATTCCTTTTATGCCGGTTTAATTGTTAGTTTTAATCCTGGGTTTGGTTTACTGATCTTAGCATTTCTTCCTCTGCAAATGCTAAGTTGGCTTGTTTCTGTTTTAGTTTATCTGCTAGTTTTAGATATAGCTCATCGGTGCTTTCATCAAAGAATAAAGTTTTCTTTCGCTCCTCTTTATATTTTATCATGTTGTTAGCAACCTTAGTCACTTGGCCTTTTGCCGATATGTATTTTTGGAGAAGTGTTCCATATCCTAGATCCATTCCCGATTTTTTATCAAAGTAGTGGTGATAAAGAGTAATCCTCTTTCTCGGCCATCTGCATTTATACTTTGCCGTTCTCCAATCAAACAACCACATCCACCGATCATACATTGACCTTGGGATCTCTACGCTATGCAGGAACGTTTCTTTTTTATCTTGCATACATGGGTGAGCATCTCTTTCGAATGCATGCCACGATAATTCTATGTACGGTTCGATCTGAATATCTAAACTCATTTCCTTTTCCTCCTTTTCTTTAAATTGAATATTCGTTTCCGTTTTGCTTTTCGGTACTCTGCAAGGCCGTTGATATTCTTTGCCCACATTTCCCGATTAGCGTCTGCAATCTCTTGGTTCTTTTTTGACTTATGTCTGTCAAGAGCCACTTTCCGATCTGATAAAAACTGATTTTTAGCGTTCATGATTTTTAAAGGATCCACGACCCCGAAAAACTCTCCGAACTTCCCTAGTTTAAATTTTAGAAAGAATAGAGCGACCTCGGCAATGTTCAAGAAATAGCAATCGAAATAAAACAAACTTGATAATTGGTTTATCTGAGCTTCGTTTAGCTTTTCCTTTACCCCGGTGAAGTTGTTTAAATCAAAGAATTGTATTTTGATCCATTCGATTATAGCTTCATTTCCGTACGTATGACCAATTAAAGACAGTTTCGGGTATCTCATATCAAAACAGTCTGCAAAATCAGCACAGCGGGCAGCTATGGCATTCTGAATGCTTGGATTAAATCTAGTCAGGAACTGTTCATAATTTCCAAAATCAGTTCGTACGCGTTCTATCCTCAGCGATAAGTCGCTCGATATTGCTTTGGATGGTAGTAGTGATTGATTCACTTTCACTAATTTTCCTATCTTTTCCATTTTGAATTTTTAAAGGAAGCCATCTCCCAAAGTGGGATTTAGCCTCCATGATTGTTTTTTCTGTTACACCCTCGTTCTCTTGTTGAATGAAGTAAGCATCTACCCAACTAAGCAAATCAACTTTATCAAGATTGAAATTTTTTAATAACCGATGAATGTGTAATTCATCAGACAGGAATTCTTGTTTGCATTCATCAAGCGATAATTTATACTTTTTGATGAACTCATCGAAGACTGGGTTGTCGGGTTTCTCTTTCTTCTTTTCTTTTTTGTTTAGTTTATCTTGTTTAATGTTGTCTAAACTTTTTTCGTCACTTTGGGTACTACTTAGGGTATCACTTAGGTATACACTTTGGGTACTACTTAGGCTAAAATTATTTAAGCCTATTATTGCGTAACTTGTATATTGCCTCTTTACTTTTCCGCTTGTAAAATCTATCAGGCCCAATTGCTTTAAACTATTTCTAACCCTGA